GATAACATAGATGAGAAGTCTTGCACTTGGTTTCTTAGAACGAATTTTCGTTCTGCATAATCAAGGATCGCATCTCTCCATAATTCTGGAATGAAGTTGGCTGCTGTAGTTGTAGTAATATTAGCCATTTTTTACTCCTTAAGATTTATACCCATCTACAATTTGTTGCCAAAGTTTAGGATTTCTTCTTGCTTTTTGTCTATCTTCATCAGATAGTTCAGCAAACTTAGAATTTCCTGCAAACTTCCCTGAGGAAGTTACTTCTTTCGCATCGTTTACTTGCACTTTACTCTTACCCAATCTTTCAATGTGCTTCTCTAATTTAATTGTAGATAAGTCTTGATATATTTCTTGATCATCTTCTGAAAGTTGGGACAGCAAATGTTCTCGTCTTTGTTTTTCCTGAATCTCAAAGTTTTCGACTATAGGTTTGAGTTTCTCGTTTTCAGCTTTTGTGCTTTCATATAAAGATTTGAACTCCTCTTTTTCTTCAAGTTGTTTTGTTTCTTGAAGTCTGAGGTTATCTTTGAGTTCTTTTAACTCGGCTTCTGCTGTTTGTGCCCTTTGACGATATTTCTTGCTTTCTGCAATATATTCGCCTGTATAATCCTGTGTAGATGTTTCGGCTACTGCTTCAGTTTCTACTTTTGTTTCTTGCACTTCTTGTACTTGTTCTTCGGACATTCTGCCCCCTTTATTTTATTATCGTTGTTTTAGATACATATTTTTTAATGTTTTCTGCATAAAGTTCTTCTAAATCTTTTAAAATTTGTGCTTTGCTTTCATTTGATAAGTCATAGATATCATATCCTCTTTTCTGATTGCCTAACACTATCTCACCTCTATCATAAGTAATGATTGCAGTGTTTTTTTTGCTTGATGGCTTCATACTTCGTAGGGTTCTACCAGTCAATTTCATATTCACAAATGATGTAGTTGTATCTATGGATTGTTTACCAAATGCTTTTAATTTTTTGCCTGTTCTCTTTCCAACCATTCCTCTTGACTTATACTCTTTGTATACTTTGCTTTTATACTGCAAACCACTTTGTCCATTCTGAAACACTCCTTGAAAAGCATCAAGAGTAATCTCGTCAATAGCAAGTTGTGCTAAGGTCTTCATAAATTTATTTGTCACTTTGGGAATATCTTTTAGTTTCATCTTGCTCTTACCCAATCGTGTCTGCAATTATATCCACCTCTATTTCCAAAATCTACATACCCCAAACCATCTATTTCTTCTCGTGTTAGGGGTGGTTCTTGCAATGCTCGTTGACACACATCTCTTGTTTTATTATCGTTTACACCGATATATTGAAATTTCATTTGAGGAAATGGCTCAAATGCTTTGGCTCTTGATGTATTAGAGAATCTTGCGAAAGCATCATTAATCAAGAATGAAGTTTCACTACTACTAATATAAGTGCCTACACCAAACCCCCTTGCAAGTCCTGACATAATTTGTTTGTTAGTTTGTCCAGTAACAATTCCCCTTAACATTGCATTCTTTAATTGGTCTGCATACTGTCTTGCTTGTCCTGTAAGATAGGTCATCTCAAAATCTCTTAATTGTTGTAAGGTTTCAATACTTGCTGCAGACACTTTTCCCAATTCTCTTTTAGATAATTCACTAAATATTGATGCTATTTGATTGTCATAAGCATCACTTACTCGTTGAAGTAATCTACTATAACCCAACCTGTCCATTTCTTGAAAGAAATCTATTTGTTTAGCCAACTGCATTAATTCGGTATCAGATACTTTAGTAAGTCCTACTACAAGATTATCTAACTTATCAATAAGTTGTCGTTGGATATTCTCTATCTCTCTTTTAAAAAAATCTAAATTAGCCAACTTGCTTTCCTATTCTATCAATAATGGATTGTGTTTCACTTGCTTGTGGTTGTTCTTGATCTATTTGTTCTACAATCCCTTGTATTTCATCTTCTTGTAAGTCAGGATTGTGTTTTCGTAGATAAGATTGTCTTGTTTCTAAATTGTTTTTAAATGCCCAATCATAGTATTTGATTTCTTCATCTTGACTCATTGGTACTTCTCGTTCAGCAAAGTCTATACTAAATTGATCCCCTAATTGAATCCCACCTGATACTTCACAGATGCGTTGTGCTATTCTAAATTGTTCTTTCTCAAAGGGTCTATAGATTTGTTCTATATCACTACGAAGTGAATCCATTAAATCTAATTGACTCATCTTTTTAGATAGTCCACTTTCTGCTTGGTTGTTTGTCCAATTAATCTTGACATTGTTTGATTGTGCAATACTATCTACCATATATTTGGTAGAGTCTATCATCGCTTGGACATTCGCATTTGGTGTTGCATAATTAAAGTTTGCCCCTTCTGGTAAGACAAGTGCTTTATCTTGTCCCATTGTGATTCGTTGGTCAGAATCAAGTCCTGTAAAGACTGGTTGTCCTAATTGGAATCTACCATGTAAGGCAAGTTCGGTAAGCATAATGTTTATAGATCGCATACCATCTACTAAGTCTGATGCCCCTTCTCTAAAGAAATCTCTTGTATATGGGTGTCTATGTGCTATGTTGAATGGAAGTATATCACCATAAGGGTTTTTATCGCCCTCTATCATCGAAGTAATCTTACCTCGTGAGGATATACAGAAGTATTTTCCTTCCATTTCATCGGTGTCTTTACTCCAGAACATATATTGAGCATCTTCTGTTCGTGCTTGAAGTTGGCTTTCTGCTTGATATACAATCGCAAAAGGTTCATCTTCACCTGGTCTAAAGAATGGTGTAAAGAAATGAATAGGTCTATATTGTAGTTGATTCTTTTCTTCGTTCCAATGTGTATAGAGTGCTTCAGTACCTAATAAGTAGGTAAGTTGTTCAAATTGTTTCATGAACGAGTCAAGATCACCAATGACTTCGTTATACTTATCATTGTATCGTACTGGTGCTTCTTGATATACTAATGCTCTACGACTTATGATGTTTCGTACTAAGTTAATATACATTGGTGGTATTTGAGATAAGGAATCACTATCAAAGTATTTCTTGATGTCATGTTCTAAGTTGACTCCTTCATAGTAATCTAAGAGTCGTTCTCGTTCTTCGTGTTCTTGATTTAGACCTTCTTGTATGGTGTCCATAAGTAGATCGTGTAACATTTTTTCTGTTAAATTGTAAATAATCATGATTCGTACCTTTTATAAAATCTTTTATCGTGGGTTTCTATGGCTTTATCTTGAAACTCTTTGATTAGTTGTTTGTTTAATTCGTCTTCCTTTTTACCTAACTGATACCCCCATATCATCGCACCAAACAATGACAATATAATCCCTAAAAATAATCCTAAAAAAAACTCTACCATTGGATCACACTCGCTTGTCCCTTAAATCCATAACGATATTCCAATGGATACATTAGTCCATCAAGATAGTGAGATAAGGTTTCTGTTTTCATGATGTGTCCATTCTCTAATGTAGTCAATTCTAAATCTCGTATTGTGTTCTTACACTTAGGATTAATAAATAAACGATGCTTTCCATTGGCATCTTCTAACATTCTATTTAAAGAGTTCAAACGATCCTTTTGAGTAGGGTTTGATTTTTTACTAATAACAGTAAACCCTGCTTCTTGTAGGATTCGATGGTCTGATTTCGTAGAAGAACTATGTCTTGCTTTCCCTGCTGGGTCAGGATAGACTGGTAATCCTCTCCCTTTAGTGTGCATTAACTTAGCCAATTCAAAAGTATTAGAGTTCTGTAATCCAATCTCATCAAACACATATACCTCACCTCGAGTGTTCTCACACATTAGGATCGCAGTCATATAACTTGCTACCCCAAAGTCTACTCCCCAAAACATTCGTGGAGATTTATCTATCACCTTACAATGAATATCTCTATTAAAGTTATAAGCACATTTGTTTGCAGCAGATTCAAACGATGCTTGATACTCCTGTCTAAATGTTCGCTTATCTAAATTCTTTTTGGCACTTTCTATTTCTTCTTTTGAAATAAAGCCACCATCTAATGTGGTGAATTGCCATGACTTATAATCCCCTTCGGCTTGTCCTTTGACATATAGGTCGTAAAAATGATTCTGAATGCCTGTTGGAGTACCAATAAATAATGCTTCTCCACTTGTTTCTGCTAACATGGGTTGAACAATCTCGCCCCATACATTCGGTTTCATATAAGCATATTCATCTAAGAC